GGTCTTCCATCAATAATCCAATCTTCACTAATAGGTCTAATCTTACCAAGTTTATCCAAAGCAACTAAAACAGCTTTTGGCATGATAGAGATTTTCTCTTTGATTGCCCTGATATTTCGATTCCTTAGAAAATAAGTTGCAACACGGCACTGCTCCTTAGAGATGCCATATCGCCAACCTACGGAAGGTTTAATACCAAGACCACCAAGGTCTTTGTGAAGAAAGAAATTTGGAACGAAACCGTTCAAATGAGGACAAAGCTTGTCTATCGACTTCATATAGAGTCGCCTACACATATCTCTTGCACGTTCGCAAGGAGAATGCTCAATCAAGTCCCAGACTTGGGGTGCCTGACCAAGAGTCTTTGTGATCTCACCACGTTTAACATTGTGGCCGAGAGAGACGGAAAGGGGAACATAATGAACCTCTTTCTTTCCGACCATGTCCACGAAGATTGAATTGATTAACGCCCAACGAGGGCTTTCATACGTCTTCGCTTCATTCACGATCAAACCTACTTCATCTGCGGCGATTCTCCACAGATCTCCATGTTTTTTCTGTCCCTTGAAAAGAATATCGTCACCATTTATACGTACACGGGAGAGCCGAGGATCACTCGCACCCGTTATAGTGAAAGTACGCATAAAGGTAGACAGATTGATGATACATAATAATGGAAAAGAAATGGGATGGCCCATCAGCTGGCCACGTGTCTGCTTGACAACTTCCCCATCTGGATAATGAATATTCGCGCCAGAAAAACTTTTGCGCAAAATCAATCCAAGATAAGTCTTCGCTATACCTAAATTTTCAAGTATACGTTCAAGACACACTGTGGTGGCATTCATAGACAAGGCGTCTGTCGCGGAATCATAATCACCGCTAAAATAGACATCCCCTGGTTCATCACACATTTCCAATATACTGTCAAGTACATTATCTACCATTGTAGAGAACGGAGTGTTTTTCCAAAGACTTATAAGAAAGCCCTGAAAAGAACGAAGTGAGGAATACAAATTCTCTCTACCAATCGTTATCACTCTAAATTTACCCGGCTCAGGAATGGCCTGATACTTGACATCATTCTCCTCCAAGTCAGCCAAAGAAAGTAAATGGTATTCTAACTTCTCTGAATATGCTTTCTGACTTAAGGTATCACCAATATCGAAACAATTAACAATATTTTCTGGTATTGATTGATCAATATCTTCACTATAGACCCGAAGGGCATCTTTTAATGAAGGATCACTCACACCGAACTTCCCAATCACTGCCGAATGATTTCCACCGTCTTCTCGACGTGTTTCAAATGAAGCACTCCATGTTGGACACACGAAGTCTTCGGCCTATAATGTGATTTGGGTGGCACTACGATATCTACTGCTCTACGAATCCAATTAATTGCTGATTCGGAACAATCTTTAACAGATCCTAATAACTTTTTATGCTTATTCATACTAGCCTCACGAAGTTCGCTCGACATTTCATGCCAGCATCGCTTTGATTCGTATAAAGAACGTATGAGAGAGGAAGCCTTACGGCCACTCTCCCCTGCATTCATCATACGGATACTTCTAGTCAGAATTAGTTTTCTTAGGAATCCTGAAAAAACAACGATTTTAGATCGATCGTTGTTCTTTCCTGTACCATACGCCATCAGTTGCTGGAACTCCTCCTTGAGGAAGCTCTCCATTTTATTTGACAAAGCAAGAAAAGCAATGTCAATCCACAACTGAGCCCGGGACTCTTCGAGTCGGGAAAATTGTCTCTTACGGACTGTTGGAACAAATGAATCTAAAATTTGTACAATAGCTCTGTAAGCAACTACTGCTCGTCCGATCCTTGTCATCACCTCGCCAAGAGCAAGGGAACTCATAGATTCTTTAAGTTTAGAACAAGGTGTTAGCGTTGGACCATCTGGTGCTAACCAACCCAGTGTATAGGATAAACCCTTTACAAGATCTACCCTATCGACGCATACGTCATAGGACCTCTCCTTGACTTCAAATTTAATATTGATTATATTGATATTATTTTTGGATTTGAAGAGTGTGTCTTTCATATGC